GCCGAAGACATCAATCGCCAAGAAAGCCGAAGGAAACCGGTCTAAAGTTGGCAGGGATAAGCTGAAAGATGATCCGAAAGGCAGCGGCAAGCCGACGCCGCCTGCGGACCTTTCCGAAGCCGAATCCGCGCTATGGCGTCTCGTTGTACGTTCCCTGCCGAAGGGTCTGCTGTCGAGCGCGGACGATGCCATATTGGAGCGGTTCGCCATAGCTTGGAGCCGGTTCCGCGACTGTCAAACCCAGATCAGGGCAAGTGGCCTTTTGGTTCGTTCGGCTGCAGGGCCGGTTCGTAACCCTTTGCTGCCGATTCAGGAGAAGGCGTCGCTGGAGATGCACCGAGCCGGTGGCGAGATCGGGCTTTCGCCGGTTGCCAGGGCGCGGCTCGCCGGTTCCGACAGCGACGAAGACGATCCGCTTGAATTGCTGCTGGGTGCCGATGGCGACCCAAACGGCGCGTGGTTCACACCGCCAAGGATGAAACAATGAACGAACGCGTCATGTGGCCAGCCGACAAGGTTGAGCGCCGACCGATTGCCACGCTTATTCCCTACGCCGAGAATGCCCGCGTCCATACCGAGCACCAGATTGAGCGCATCGCCGCTTCAATTCGCGAGTGGGGGTTCACCGTGCCGATCCTCGTCGACGAGGACGATGTGGTGATAGCGGGCCATGGGCGCATTCTCGCCGCCATGCTCTTGAAGCTGGAATCGCTGCCGGTGATGGTGGCGCGCGGCTGGACCGAAACACAAATCAAGGCCTACCGCATCGCCGACAACCACATCGCCGAACTGTCGACATGGGACAGCGAACTGCTCGCCGCCGACATGGCGTCACTTGATCCGGAATATCAGGCTCTGACAGGATACGAGGGCGACGATCTTACCAGAGTGCTGGCCGGTGCCGGAACCAAGGGCTTGACCGATCCGGACGAGGTGCCGCCGCTGCCTGACGTCCCGACGTCACGAAACGGCGATCTGTGGATCCTTGGCAACCACCGGCTCTTATGCGGCGATTGCACCGCGCCCGACAATGCCGGTCGGCTGATGGACGGCGTCAAGCCGGGGCTGATGGTGACCGATCCGCCTTACGGCGTGGCCTATGATGCCGACTGGCGCAACCATGCGCTGCGCGAGGACGGCAGCGTGATCGGGGGAAGGGCGGTCGGCAAGGTAGCGAACGACGAGCAGGCCGACTGGCGGCTGGCCTTCGCGCTGTTTCCAGGACAGGTCGCTTACGTCTGGCATGCGGGCCTGTTCGCATCGGAAGTCGAGGACTCGCTCAAGGCCGAAGGCTTCGAAATCCGCAGCCAAATCATCTGGGCAAAAAACCGCTTTGTCATTTCCCGCGGCAACTATCACTGGCAGCATGAGCCGTGCTGGTATGCCGTGCGCAAGGGTAACAAGGCATCGTGGCATGGCGGGCGGTCGCAATCGACGCTGTGGACCATCGAACACCAGAAGTCGGAAACCGGCCACTCGACGCAAAAGCCGGTCGAATGCATGCGCCGCCCGATCATTTCCAATTCTTCGCCGGGGCATGCGGTCTACGATCCTTTCGTCGGGTCCGGCACCACCATCATTGCGGCGGAAATGGAAGCGCGGTCGTGCCTCGCCATGGAACTGATGCCGCCCTATGTCGATGTGGCGGTCAAACGATGGGAAGCCTTTACCGGCGAAACCGCTGCGCTCGATGACGGGCGCTCCTTTGCCGAGGTTGAGGCCGAGCGGCAAGCGGAGGCCTGATGGTGACGCGCCGGACGGTTCTCGCGGGCATAGGGGCCACCGCAGCGACGGCGGTATTGCCGAAGGCGAAGGCCGAACGCCGCCCGCCATTGCCGCAATATCTGCGCGACCTGTTCGTCCTGCTGGAAGTACCGCAGCGCGACTGGCATCTTCCTTCCGGCCCGATTATCGCTTTTTGCCATTCGCTGAAGGTGCCGGCCGGTATCTTCGTCGGCCAGCCGCTTCGCCTGCGCCCGTTCCAGATGGACTTCCTTCGCGACGTCTACAATCCGCGCGGGCCGGACGGACGGCGCAAGCGCCGCCAGGCTGTTATGTCCGTGGGCCGCCGCGCCGGAAAGACGCTGCTCGCGGCACTTGTTATCCTTATCCACCTCGTCGGCCCCGCTAAGCGCCCGCACTCGACGATTGCCTCGGCGGCAACCAGCCGCAAGCAGGCAGGCATCGTCTTCCGTTTCGTTGCCGCGATGGTCCGCGCCAATAAAACCATCGCCAAGCGCCTGAAGGTGATCGACTCCACCAAGTCCGTGGTCAACAAAACCGATAGTTCGCATTACATGGCCATCGCGGCTGAAGCGGGCGGACAGTTCGGCGAAGGCCTTGACCTAGTTGTATATGACGAACTTGCGCAAGCTAAGAACTCGGCGCTGTACGATACGCTGATGACGTCGCTTGGTTCACAGGTCGAGCCGCTGATGATGGTTATTTCCACGCAGGCCCCGGCGAACGATCATATTCTTTCGGAGCTGATCGATTACGGGCTGAAGGTAAAGGCGGGGGAGATCGACGACGATACCTTTACCGTCCATCTGTTCGCCGCCAACGACAACTGCGATTTGATGGACGAGAAGGAATGGCACCGCGCCAACCCGACGCTCGGCGACTATCGCGACATCGACGAGTTCCGCACCACCATGAAGCGCGCCGTCAAGGTGCCTTCGCTGGAGGCCTCGGTACGTAACCTCTACCTCAATCAACGGGTGCAGGCGAAAGCGCCGTTTCTGACTGCCAGCGTGTGGAAGCTCGGCGACAAGCCGACGAACGAGGCGCTGCTCTACGACGGGCGTCCGGTTTTCGGCGGTCTCGATCTCTCGGCCCGCACCGATTTGTCGGCGGCCGTGTTCGCGGTCGAGGACGACGAATTCAACATCCACCTGTTCCCGCGCATCTGGACGCCGGATGACACCCTCGACGATCGAGGCCTGCGGGATCGCGCACCGTACCGCGTCTGGGCGAAACAGGAGTTTTTGATCCCTGTGCCAGGGTCGAGCCTGAACTACGACTGGCTGGCCAGCGATATCGGCGAAGCCACCGCGAATATGAACCTTGTACGCATGGCTTACGACCGCTGGCGCATTGACGTTCTCAAGCAATCCTTCGTGCGCATGGGCGTGTCCGTTCCGCTCATGGAGTTCGGTCAAGGTTACAAGGACATGGCCCCGGCGATCGATGTGTTCGAGGAACTGGCGCTGGCAGGCCGGATCTTCCATAACGGCCATCCGGTTCTGCGCTGGGCGGTATCGAACGCGATCATCGACCGCGATCCGGCGAACAACCGCAAGCTGACCAAATCCAAATCATTCGGGCGCATAGACCCTGCCGTTGCTGCGGTCGAAGCGGTTGCTGCGTTGAAATTGCAGACGGAAACCATCGCCGACGTGGAGTCCATGATCGGGTAACGTTGCGACACTCCATCATAATCGCATTATTTAGCATTTATCGACTTGCAGTCTCCCAAAATTGGGAATACGTATGTCGGGAGTAGCGATGAACGTTACTCACCGAAGGAACCACGGACCATGCCACACCAGCTTGCAACCTACCGCGACGACATCGATGCCTTGATCGGCCCACTTGAGGAGATCATGGCGAAATTAGAGAACCTGCCGAAACCGGCGCGCGAAAGCTACATCGGCGGCTATACCGCTGGCGGCATTCAACAGGCCATCGACACCTTGCAGGATGGCGTCAACGAGATTGACGAATTCGTCGAACCGGAACCGGAACCGGAAGAACCGGAAACCGAAGATGCCGACGACGAAGACGAGGACGATGACAGCGAAGACTGACAGTCGAAACGGGCGAAAAGAACCCGTCGCTGGCACATGAGCAACCCCAGCCTGATGAGACGCTCACGAAGGAACCACGAATGAAAACTCTTATTGCATCCATCGCTTTCGCGCTTTGCGCCACGGCGGCACATGCCGATACCGTCAACGGTCATTTCCGCAAAAATGGCACCTATGTCGAATCTTATCAGCGCTCCAACCGGAACAACACGACGCTGGATAACTATTCGACGCGGGGCAACGTCAATCCGTACACCGGCAAGCAGGGCACTCAAAACCCGTATGGCTTGGAACGGCCAAACAATGGAACGCTTGGCTGCGGATACAGCTGCTAAAAACGAACCAAACGGGGGTCAGCCATCGCGCCGATCCCCAACCCAAAAAACGGGGGGAAACGAAAAATGAGACGGTTTAATTACTTCATCAGCATCGCTGGCGTCACTATCGCCTATCATTACGGAGTCTATGCCGTGTGTTACGCTTATGGCTTTTTCTGGGGACGCATACTCGGCCTGCACATGACGCAGCATCATATCGACAACGCCGGAACGGCCATAACCATCATCGCATTGTGCATCTGGGCGACCGCCTTGGCGGCTATCTTCCGCGCCCGCGCCAAGGACGCTGGCAAGAGCATGGCATGGATCATCGGCGGCTTCTTTCCCTTCGCTTGTTTCGTCCTTGGTTGCTTCCCATCGAAGGACGATGATCTGGCGGCATCGGAAGAAGTCGAAATCGTGCAACTTTGAAATCCAAACAACAGGGTCGGCTTCGTGCTGACCCTTCCAAACCTGAAGGAACCACACTTATGGAATTAGCGATACTCTGGATCATGTTCGGCATTACCGCCGCAGTGATCGCCACATCCAAGGGCCGCAACTTTATCGGCTGGCTCATCCTTGGACTTCTCTTCGGCATTTTCGCGCTGGTCGCCGTTTGCGCCATGCCCCGCGTTGCTGAGGAATCACGATGAGGAAATTACTCATTCTGGCAGCTTCGATGCTGGCCCTTGCCGGATGCCAGACTGCGCAGCAAGTCGCTGCCGCTGATGATGCTACTTGCCGAGGCTATGGGGCGAAAGTTGGCAGTGACGCCTATGTTCAATGCCGTTCCATGGCCGACCAGCGCCACGCCATCGATGGGCTGAGGCAGAACAATCGGTCGGCGCAGAACTACCACAACATCACGACCTCGATGGCCCGCGCTGCCAACGGGGGTTACTAAAAATGAAAATCCTCATCGCAGCAGCCTGCGTCTGCATCATTGCTGCAACCGGCTACTTTTTCGTCAGCCAATACATTGCTCGACGCGATGCCCAGCAGCAGGCGGAATTTGACCGCGTCGTGAAGGACCGGCAGGACTGCGTTGCATTGCGGGACAAGAGCAGCAAATGGACGGACGTAGAACGCGCCTTACTGCTTGACTGCAACCGTCGCGGCATCCTGAAATACCAATAGAAAGGAACCAACTGAAATGAAACTCACCTTCACAAACGAAAATCTGAAGCTGCTCTGGGCCGACGCCGAGAAGCAATGGCCGAACGGCACCCGCCCGACCTATGGGCAGGAAGAAAATCCCGAACGCGGATTCTGGATTGTCGGCGATCAGGGCGTCTACCTGATGCACAACGGCGTGTTTCCAGACGGCGAAAAGGCGGTCGTCATCTATGCCGAGGAATGCAACCCCGAAACCTGCGAAGACTGGTGGGACATCAAGTCCGCCACCTTCGGCGGTGATGACGGTTGCGACTTTATCGAGATGGCTCCCGTCAAGCAGGCGCTGGACCGCAATGGCTGGCTTGAATTCGAATTCACGGCGGACGCGATGACGATGAACACCGTCTGGACAAAAGGCAAAGTCAACTGAAATGGCTGGCCCGCAAAGCAACACCTTGCTCCGCATCGACAGCGTCTTCATGGCGCTGTCGGTGGATGACGACGGCACCGAAGGCGTCTGCGCGGTTATGGTCAACGGCATGTGGATGCCGCTGCTCGCCGCCGACGAAAAGCGGCTGCCGTTCATTAAGGAACAGGCGGCATTCGTCGCCAAGCGCGACAACCGGCTGGTGCGCATCGTCAAGCTGACCAGCCGCGAGGAAGTTGAAGTCATAGACGGGAGGAACTGATGATGATCACTTATGAAAAGCCGCTGGCCAGCGCAAGCCGCCATGTCCACGAATCCGTCTATCTCCAAGGCAAGCACGTCGGCGATATCCTCATGGAAAAGGATGCCAGCGGGTATTACTACAAGCCACGCGGTGGCGGTAAGCGCGACGTCGGCTTCGACCGCATCCTCGATGTGCGCCGCTCGCTGGAAGGGATTGAATGATGCCCTTGTCCATGATCGTGAATATCTTCGTTCTCATTGCCAATGCGGCGACGGTGGGCCTGCTGTTCTACAGCACCCGCCTGCAGAGACGCGCCTATCGCGAGCAGCACAATGTCAACGCCATCCAGCATGCCCGCATTACCAATCTCGAACGGCATGTGCTGGCGAACATGGAGGATGCTGGCGGGGTTTCGCACCATGTCCATTGATCAGGCCAAGCAAGCGACCGCCATCGTCGAGACGATCAAACCGCATCTCGCCGGTCTCGATCCCGCATTGCAGGGGGCAATCCTGTGCGAACTGCTGGCGCTGTGGATAGCCGGACATTCACCGGTCATTCGCGACGATATGCTGGCGATGCATGTCCAAGCCGTCGATGGATTGATCCCCATTTGCGAGGCGGAACTCTTCGGCGACGAAGGGCATCCCGACACAAGGACAAGGCAATGAACAGCCTCATTGAACAGAGAATATCCGAACCCCTTCCGCGTCACGAAGTGGAACGGCGCTGGCGGGAGTTGGCGCAGCGCCTTCAAGCCATAGCGGATAAGACGGGCGGCGACACCCTCATCGTTTCCGCGTCATTATTGGAAGAGGCTAAATTCCTCGCATCCGAAATGGCGAAGCCGAACGAAGAACCGCCGTCCTACACCTGTCCGCGCTGCGGCATGAAAAGTTATCACCGGATAGATATCAAGCACCGTTACTGCGGCAACTGTCACCAGTTCGAGGACGACAATGACCGAGCATCGTAATTGCGGCGATTGCCAGCTGTGCTGCAAGCTGGTGCCCACAAAGGAAATCAACAAACCGGCGAACACGCGCTGCAAGCACCAGAAGGTGGGGAAGGGTTGCGGCATCTATGCCCAGCGTCCGTTCAGCTGCATGGTCTGGAACTGCCGGTGGCTGGTCAACGACGACACCGCCGACCTTTCGAGGCCGGACCGCGCCCATTACGTTATCGATATCCTGCCGGACTACATCACCATGCAGTATGACGACGGCGAGGACGTCAATATTCCCGTCCTGCAAATCTGGGTGGATCCGCGTTTCCCCGACGCGCATGAGGATCCGCAGCTGCGCGCCTTCCTTGAACGGCGTGGCAAGGAAGCGGGCATGGCGGCGATCATCCGTTACAATTCGTCGGACGGCTTCGTGCTGTTCCCGCCTTCCGTCACCGGACAAGGCTGGGTCGGGCGGACAAGCCAGATGCGCACCGAAGAACATTCTCTGATGGATACGATGTCGAAATTCAATGTGAAGCTGGAAATCCAAGAAAGATAGCCAAATGGACGATGTGCCTGACGTCCAGATTCGCTGGATAGCAATCGCAACGCAAAAACTGGGCGTCTCGCGCACCTTGACGTCGGTTAATGGCCTCGCCGAATACCTGCTGCGCGACTGGCCCGTCGAACATGGCGGCGAACACCTTATGGCGCAGAAGGCCTGTCTCAGGGCCTTGCAAGGCAAGGTGCAAGGGGACACCGCCCGCAAGGCGTTCGTCAGGGCATGCGAGGAAGCCGGAATATTCATCTTTCCGGAGGATCGCGTCGGTGGCCGTGGCACAGGGAAAGGGAAGACAAAGAGATAGCCGCTGCTGGTCGGACAATCCGGCAGTGGCAGCAGAAGGGTGGGCCGTAGCCCTTCGCCCGCAAGGGCTGCCCACAATGATGGGCGCGGAGGGAGGCGTTGTCCGAAGGGCCTCCCTCAAGGCGGCAAAGGAAAGGAGAGCAAAGGTGTATCAGTATCCATCGCCCTATAAGTGCGAACGCTGCGGCTTCGAGGAAACTTACAGCCAAGACCATCAGCGCACAGCGCCGGTGTTCGCCAATGACGAGACCGGCTTTCATGAACCGGTCTGCTCGCATTGCTTCGAAGAATTCATGCGCGATAACTGCGGGATATTGAGGCCGAACCGATGATCTCTGCCAAGGAAAGAATGGAAGACCTCGGTGCTCTGACGACCGAGGAATATTTTGCCATCCTCCCTGCCAAGAGCGTCGAAGAGGCGCGGCAATGGCTCGACGGTTTTCGCAAGGAGCGCGCCGCCGTCAATGACCTTATGAAGCGCCTGCGCGAACTCGCCGCCGACAAGTATGGCATCGGCGAGCCGCTGCGCCGCATGCTTCTCGATGCCGCCAGCATGATTGAAAGCAAGGAAAACCACATCGCCATGTTGCGCGGGCAAGTCGCTGGGCTGACTCACCGCGCCGATGCTGCCGAAAGGAAGATCGCAAGATGAGTCGCCGCCGTAAAACCCGCGTCGAGAATATCCGCCATTGCGGCGATGGCGAACACGCTGTCGTCAGCCTGCTGTCCGAAGCCACCGGCAAGGGCTGGAACCGGCGCGAGCCGTGCGACCAGTGCCCTTGGCGCGCTGACCTGCCGACAGGCGTCTTCCCTGCCGAAGCCTTCCGCATTTCCGCCAATACGGCTTACGACGCTTCATTCAATACCTTCGCCTGCCATGTGACCGGTTCGGAGAAGCCTGCGACGTGTGCCGGTTTCCTGTTGAAGAACGCCGACAACAATCTGGGCGTCCGCATCGCTGCCATGCGCGGCGATATCAAGCGCCCGATCACCGATGGTGGCTTTCCGCTGTATGACAGCTACCGCGCCATGGCCGAAGCCAACGGTGTCGCGCCGGACGATCCTGTTCTGGCCGACTGCCGTGGCAACCATGACAGCTACCGCAGGCCGAAGAGGGGGAAGCGGTGAACAGAAACGAGCGACTGGCCTTGCGCATGCAAATTTTGAAATGGCGCGAGATTGCCGAGCGGGTTGGCCCGCAGCACATCCTTTGGGATTTTATTTCAGATGCAGAAGCATTGCTGGATGGTCGGGAAACAATCCTAGGCGGGACGCCTGACGAAGTTTATGCCAAGCTGATGGAGATAAGGCCATGATTGAACTCGAATGGGTAAGAACCGTCATCGGCGGCGATGAACTGGCTTATGACTTCTGTGCCAAGTACCAGGGCATCATCGTCGGGCGCATCCTGCGCGAAGAACAGGGGCCGCAGCGCGGGCGGTGGGCGTACAGCTTCCAGCTTGGTTCGGACGTTAAGTTCTTTAGTGGCGATATGAATGGGACAAAGGAAACCAAGCAGGAAGCGGCTGACAAAATCAAATTCTGGATGGAGCGCTATCTCGACACCGAACCGGAGCAGGGCGGCGGCAAAGGGCTGCCACCGGAAGAAATGCCGCCAGACCAGCGGTCGATGCAATTGCGCCATCTGAAAGTCCGTGATCCGGAGTCCTATCAGGATCTGCTCATGCAATTGCGGACCGGAAAGATCACGCGCAATTGAAGGGGAAAAGAACGCCCATGATAAAATTCGACCCGCGAATTATTGCAAAGCGCCAGAGAATCGCAACTCATATATCAATGTCCGATCCGGATGATTTGCAGTTAACAGGGACACTTGACGGCCCGATTGCTCCCCCCCCGTTGCTAGTGGTCGTCAAAGTGGGGCCGCAGACGCCGTATTGGTGTCTGCGGCCTTTTCGTTGTATAAGTGTCAATATTCCACAGGGTTACGCCATGTTGCTGACAACGAATGAACAGTTTCAGGCGATGATTGCCGGACTTGAAGATACCGGCATGACGCGCAACGAAATTGCCTCGAAAGTTGGTTGCAGCCGGATGCACATCTGGCGGCTGGGCGTAGGCGATGTCCAGTCTCCGCGCCATGCTCTGGTCGTCAAGATCAGCAATCTCGCCGAACAGCACGGCGTTTCATCTACCATAAAATAAATTTAGCGATGTAACACAAAGGTTACAGCGACGCATTTATTGCGATCAGGCAGCGCAAATTCTGGACCGCTGCCGATGGACCTTGTTTTCAAATCTGCCGAACAATCCGCTGACGATCCGTATGAATTCGTGATGTCCAGCGAATCGGTAGATCGCGTCGGCGACATTATCGTTGCCAAGGGCTGGCAGCTGGACGACTTCAACCGCAACCCCGTCGCCTTGTTCATGCACGACAAGACCCAGCCAATCGGCACATGGGATCAGGTCAAGGTCGTCGGTAAGCAGCTTGTCGGTCGCCTGAAGCTTCTTGAAAGCGGCCTAATCCCGCGCGTCGACGAAGTGCGCCAGCTATTGGAAGCGCGGATCCTGCGCGCCGTCAGCGTCGGCTTCATTCCCCTTGAAAAAGAACCGATCAGCAAGGACGCCGATCCGTTCTGGGGACCATTCCGCTATCTCAAATCCAAATTGCTCGAATGTTCGGTCGTATCGGTGCCCGCGAATGCGGATGCGCTGCGCCGCTCCAAGGGCCTGGAACTTACCGCAGAAACCCGAGCGCTTGTCGTCGCCAAGTCAGGCATCCCAGACCAGCAAATCGGAAAACCACCCACCGCCAAGTCCGGCCCTGAACTCGAAAAACAGGGGCGAAAAATGACCCTCGCTGAGAGAATCCGCGAACTGGAGCAGAAGCTCGTCGCGGCCCACGATAAAAAGGCACCGCTTGATGCCAAGTTCCGCGATGACGAAGACGTCACGGACGAAGAAACACTCGAATTCGACGCACTGACCGCCGAGATCGAAAAGACCGAAAAAGACCTCGCTCGCCTGCGTTCGACCGAGAAAGACCTCGGCATGCGCACGGCTGCTGCCGCCCAGAACAGCGGACAGCTGTTCAAGCCAGCCGTCCAGGGTGACGCCCGCAAAGGCGCACCGGCCCGCGAACGTCCGATGGATATCCTGATCAAGATGGCCGTTTGCCACCTTCAGGCGCATGCCACCCGCCAGCCTATCGAAGCCGTCCGTGCTTTGCGGTATGGCGACCGCGACGACATTGCCGAAGTGATCAAGGCAGTGACCAATCCGGCACAGACGACTGTTGCTGGCTGGGCCGCCGAACTGGTTACGACCGGCATCGACGATCTACTCGAATCTCTGAAGCCGGTGTCCGTCTATGGCGGTCTCTCGACGATGGGGACAAAGTTCACATTCGGTCGTAACGGTCAGATCAAGCTGCCGCGCCGCAATCAGGCACGTCGGGCACCCGGCGATCTTGCCGGTGCGTTCGTTGGCGAAGGTCAGCCGATTCCTGTCCGCCGTGGTTCTTTCGGGTCGGTGACCCTGGTGCCGCACAAGATGGGCGTCATCTCCACCTATACCCGCGAAATGGCCCTGCATTCCACACCGGCCATCGAGAACCTGATTCGTGAAGGCATTATCGATGATACCGCCATCGCGGTTGACGCGGCTTTGCTCGACACCGTGGCAGGCGATGCGATCCGCCCCGCAGGCCTCCTGAACGGCGTCACGCCGATTGCGGGAACAGCTGGCGGCGGCACGAATGCCATCGACAAGGATCTTCAGGCGATCATTGCTCCGTTCATTACCGCCAATGCGGCTGACCGGCTGGTGTTCCTGATCAACCCGTCGATGATCTTCAAGCTGCAGTACGTTGCCACCACGGTCGGTGTCTACCCGTACCGCGACCAGATCAATGCCGGTAACATCGGTGGATTCCCCTACATCGCATCGACGAGCGTCCCGACGACACAGCTGATCCTGCTGCGCGTTGCCGACTTCTCGACGGGCGTGGGCGATTCGCCAGAATTCGATGTTTCCGACGTTGCGACCATCCACGAAGAGGACGGCAGCTATCCGGCAACGGAAGCCATTCCGGTTCCGGGCACGGTGCTTCCCATCGTCGATGGCGCTGGCGCGGCGGCTGCGCCGGTCCGCTCGTTGTGGCAGACGGCCTCGATCGGCATTCGCATGCTGCTCGATATGGACTGGGCAATGCGCCGGTCCGGCATGGTTGCCGTGGTCAACGGACTGACCTGGTAGCATTTGACCCGAAAGTCATCCGGAACAGTCACGGATGGCTTTCGGTGCCGCCTAGCTTGCCCGCTGGGCGGCAGCTATTCAAAGGGAGTAAAGCCTTGAAGAACGTCCTCGTCCTGTTCGGAAATTATGCCAACCAGCGGCTGCAGATGGCCGATACCGAAGCCGCGCAAGCCATCACCGACAAATGGGCGGTCGATGCCACCAGCTGGGGCAGTAACGGCATCAACTCATCCATCGAGTCCGGCCTCAATATCAGCCCTTACAGCTATCCGCAGTCGCTCGTCGATTTCGACAACAGTTTCGTCAGCGACGGCGATCCAGAAGAGCCAGAAGGGCCTATGGCCGTAACAGCTGTTTCAGGGGACTTCACTGATGGTGCTGGAGGATGGTTCCGTGGCGCGAATGTAGACGATGTATTGAATATAGGGGGGCTGTCCGGGTCGATAACCCCAACGCATTTCTTCGGGCCATACCCGCTCGCCGTCATAACAGATGTATATTCGGATGAAGCGAGGACCACGTACGCCAACAGCCCAGTGGTGTTGGCAGGGGAATTCCCAGAATTGGATGGAGTGACAACCTTGAAGGTCGAGGGCGTCACGCACACGCCACTGGTAGTCGCCCCCGGCAACGGGATCACACAGATACTATTCACGGACGGCCCGTACTTCACCGGAGGTCCTATCGACTTCGAATTGGTGGTGGCTTGAGGCCCGATGTCGGAGCCGCTGAACTTCACACCGCAAATTGAACAAGTCCAGAAAATTAAGGGTAAAACCATGGCAAAAGCACCCACAGCAAAATCTTCCAGTGGAACGAAACTCGTTTATGTGACGCGTGGCAATTATGCGGGCCAGTTCCTGCAGTTGGACGACAGCCAGGCCGCCGCCGCCAAGAGTGACCAGTGGGGATTGAGTACCGAAGATGGCGCGTCTGCGAGTGGCTTCGACACGTCGATTCCGGATGGCTGGGACACCAGCGCGCACACCCTGCCAAAGTCTCTGACGGACTTCGAGGCATCGATTACCGCAGCGCCAGCAGCGCCGGAATCCCCCGCGCCAGAACCTAAACCGGCACCGGCACCATCCGCCAAGGCGTCGCCAAAGGCGGATGAGGAAGACGAATGACCCGGCAGGTTTTCATCCGCGCCGGGAGACGCCGCCAGACTTTCCAGCATATGCCGGACGTCGATGCGCGGCACGCTGAGAAGGAAGGCTGGGGCCTGATCGCAGACGATCCGAGGACCGACGCCCGCAGCTACAGTGTCAGCGACGAACCGGAACACACGGAAAAGGCCGACGCCTATTTCAACCGGAATTCCGAAGGCTATCAAAACCGCCAGCTGGAGGCTGCTCCTTCGCCACCGCCGCATACTCCCGCGACGGTTGTGGAACCGGACGGCGGGGTGGACGCCGCATCGCCAAATGGAAAAACCACCCCGCCGAAAGGTACTCGCGACAAGAAACCGGCTGCGGCCAGACAGAAATAGCGAGGAACAATGCCGAATCTGGTGCAGCGTATGGCTGGTCTGATGGGGATAGGCCCTTGGCGCTCTCGTCCAGGGCCTTATTCTTCGCCAGGCATGCCGACCGACGAGGGCTGGATCCCCTGCGCGTGGCCGATCAATTTCGGTCAGGTCGGCTATGACCCGCTGGCGCTGTCGGGCAATTCCGTCGTCTATGCCTGCATTTCGCTCTATGCCCGCACCATCGCCCAGCTGCCGGGAAACCACAAACGCGAACTCACCAACGGCGGCACGGAGGTGATCAAGAACACCGGTCTGGCGCGGGTGCTGAAGCGCCCGAACCAGTACCAGACCCGCTCGGATTTCATGTTCAATCTGGTGTTTGATCTTTTAGGCGAGGGCAATGCCTATGCCGTGACGCAGCGCAATGCCCGCACCGAGGTTGATGCCCTCTACCTGTGCAACCCGAAATCGACCCGTCCGATGATCGCCGATACCGGCGACGTGTTCTATTCGATAGGCGGCAACCCGCTGCTCGACCCGCTGCTCGATCCAGCCTTCGAAGCTGGCCAGCGCTGGATGGTTCCGGCCCGCGACATGATGCATATCCGCTGCCGGACGCCGCAGCACGGTCTGATCGGCGAGCCGCCCGTTACCGCTTCGCTGATTGAACAGGGCATCTACAATGCCGCCACCATCAACATGGGACGGTTCTTCGGCAACCAGTCGAAGCCGTCCGGCGTCCTGCAAACCAAGGCAACACTGACGAAGGATCAGGTGACCCAGCTGCGCGAGCGCTGGATGGAACAGACGACCGGCCACAATACGGGTGGCGTGCCCATTCTGACCAACGAACTGGAATGGAAAGCCACGATGATGAATGCGCAGGACGCGCAAGTGATCCAGGCGCTTCAATTGTCGCGCCAGCAGATCGCCGCCTGTTTCGGGGTGCCGCTGGCGTTGATCGACGACATGACCGGCGCAACCTGGAACAATGTCGAGCAACTAACCTTGCAATGGAAGGTCGAGGGTCTTGCCTTTTACGTCAACCACATCGAACTCGCTTATGACAAGCTTGGCGAAATTGAGCTTACTGACGACTTTACCGAATTCGATCTCGCCGCTCTCGATCGTCCCGATTTCAAGACCCGCATGGAAGGCATGGCAAGAGCCGTGCAGGGCGGCATTTACGCACCAAACGAGGCTCGCCGTACCGAAGGCCTGCCTGCCGCGAAGAATGGCGACGAGCCACGCGTACAGCAGCAGATGGTGCCGCTGTCATACGAGATACCGGAACCGGCGGCACCGCCAGCAACGCCTGCAGCAGATCCCGCGAACGATGACAATCCGCCAGCCGATGAGGACAACGCTGCCAGCCTGGACGATCAGAGAATCCTGTTCCGCCACAAGCTTTTGACAAGGGCCGACAGCAAGGAAGTGGCACTGCGAGGTGCGTCATGATGAAATTCGACCCCCAAGTCATTATCGATGTTCTTGGCGATGAAATCGGCAGGGTCCGCGCCGAACTCGGCATGGAACTGGAAAAGAAGATGGGCAGCGACGTTGCCCTTGCAGCGCTCGAAGTCCTGCGCGGGCACGTCAAAGGCCTTCACGAACACATTGATGATCTTGCCAAAGGCATGCTCCATGGCGACGAAGTGCAGGAAGGCTTCGAAGGCGAAACGCTGGATGCGCTTAGCGGTCTCCGCAGCGAACTGGAAAAGAAGGCCGACGACGCTGCGGTGCTTGCAGGCATGGATGCCCTGCGTGGGCAACTCAAGGATATGCAGAGCCTTGTCGACGACTTGGCACAAGGCATGGGCGACGTTGCCGAAGAGCGAAAGGCTGCCGACGCGGCGTGGGACGCATTCCGCGTTGATTTGACGGCCGTCGACGCGCGGATCGAAGAACGGGCGAAAGAGTACGAGACCTCGCTTGCCGGCAAAGTGACGGCGGACGATCTGAAGGCCCTGCAAAAGCTGGCCGATGACAATTACGCAGCGCTCGACGAGCGGGTTAAACAGGTTGCCGTCGATATCGCCGATACGTTCCGCATCTGCGAGGAACTGGTCGGCGCATTCAAAACCAAGGCGCAGGATGATCTCGCCAGCCGTGCCATGGCCATCGGTGAACACATCACCAGCGTGCAGCAGAAGTTCGACAAGGCACTGGAAGAAAAGCTGGACCGCGCCGACAGCGTCATGGCGTTCGATATCCTGCGCGGGCAATGGGACAAGTCCAGCGAAGCCTTCGTCGATCGCCTGCAGAAGCTCGAAGCCGATCTGTTGCGCAGCATCGATGATCGCGTTGATGCCTTGGCCGAACGCGACGACCGGCTCGCGGCGGTTGACGTTGCTGTGCGCAAGCTGTTCGACGACCATTCCAAAGAGACGCAGGAACTCATTGCCGGAATCAAGCTGCCGGACGTTGCGGATGATCTGGAAGCCCTGCGCGCTGACGTCACCGCTTTGCTCGACGAGGCCACCGCCAGCATCGACGCCACCGTTCACGATGTGCTCGACGACGCCATCCGTGACTTCAAACGCGAATTCAAGGATCTTGCCATCCGCTTCCGCGAGTACCAGGCCGACGCCGACAAATGGCTTTCCGACAAGGAAACCGCCGTCGAAGCACGGCTGGCTGACATCAAAGATGGTGCCGAGGGGCCGCAGGGCGAAGCTGGCAAGGACGGCGGGCAGGGTCCGGCAGGCAAGGACGGCGCGACTGGCAAGGATGGCGAAAGGGGCGCACCCGGCGTCGATGCCATTCCATGGGAACACCTCGGCACTTTCGACCCGACGAGGGTCTACCGTTACCACGACACCGTCATCAAGGATGGCGGCTCGTTCCTGTCGAAAGCCAACAATAACAGCGGCGTTCCGGGCGATTCACCATTGTGGCAGCTGATGGCGGCGCGCGGTCAGCGCGGCAAGCCGGGAGAACTGGGGCCGCAGGGTCTTCCTGGTAAGGGCATTGTGGGGCCACAAGGGGCGCAGGGGGAAGCGGCGCTGCCATTCATAGAGGTGCGTGCCCTTGAGGACCGTTTCGCGTTCGTGCGCGAAGACGGCGAGATCTTCGAATGCAACGCTCTGCCATTGCTCGCATCGCTCAAGGGCGAATTCAAATCGTTCATCGACGAACAGGTGGCGGTCGCCGTTTCGGCTGCCGTTACCAAGGCGATGGAGGCTCGGCAAAAGAAATGAGCGTGCAGCTGCTCAAGCGCAATAAGGCGGCGGTCTCGACCGCGTGGCTGGTGCTGGTCAAATCGCACTGCCGCGTCGATTTTACCGATGACGACGAATATCTGAAGGATACTCTCGATCGTGGCATGGCGCTTATCGAGCGCGAGACCGGCCTTGCCGTCTGCCAGAGCGAATATGTCTGGCGTCCGGACGCCGGTTCCATTGCGCCGTATTCCGCCTTTTCCGGATATCTGTCCGCCGAAGCCAGCAACCGCTGCGCGGGCGGCGCATGTACCGGCTACAGCGTGCCGGATTCGCCGACACAACTGGGCGCGATATCTTCCTTCAGCGTCTTCGTCGGCGGCGACGACGTTTCGCCGCTCTACCAGCTGGTCGGTGCGGTTTCGCCTGAACTGCAGCCTGCCCAGCAATTCCTCGTCCCTTCCGGTGGCATTCTCGAAAGACAGGGTGCCGCGCCGATCTCGACCGATATGGTCGTCCGCATCATCACCGGCTATGCGACGCCGGACGATACGCCAGCGGGCCTGCGCGATCTCGTTCTGAGAATTACCGCCATGTATTACGAGGACCGCGAAGCGAATTCCGGATCCCCGTCGTTCTCGCCGGACTGGCTGCGCCATGCCCTCTCAACGCTATGGGTGCCGCGATGCTGACAAATGGCGACACGATCACCGTTGGCGACATTGTCTACACATGGGAGGCAGCTACCGCGACGTGGGTTACGCCCGACGCTGCCCAACCGACAACGGTTACTTACCAGCAGGAACTGGTGACACCGGCCATCCGGCCAGTAGCACCACCAACACCACTCGCCGCGCCAGAACCGCCGCCCGAAGAGTGACATGGAACCGACAGGACTAGTTGAACCCGCATTCCAGCAGCTGCTCGCCCTCGGCTTGCCTGGGCTGGTGATCATTGCATTGGGGTTCACTTGCTACCGATTTTATAACCGCAATCAGGAACTTACAGAAACCCTGATCGTCATGACCAGAGAAACCGTCAAAGCACAGGAAGCGGCGACCGCAGCAATCATTCGTCTGACCGACTTGCTGCGTTCGCAACCGCCAGTGAGGTAAAGCACCGTGAAACGCTTCCTTAAAATGCTGTTCAATCCGCGTGACGGAACACGGCGGGATATGCTCGACAGTGTTGTGCAGGCGCGGCGCGACATCGAGACCGCATCAAGCAGGCTCGAATATGTCGTCAAACGCATGATCCAAGAGAATGACAACATCGCGAGAAGGGACCGGCGCAATGCTGAAAAGCCTAGCACTTAACCGCTTTCTGTGGGGGATCGCCGGACTGACCGCTGTGTTCTTTGCACTGCGGGAGACTGTCGAACCAAACCTGCTAATGAGCATCCTCAATGGACTGTTTGCTGGCTCGGTCGTTACCATCGTTGCAGCCTATTACCGCCTGATCTGGTCGGCGGTGCGCGGCGACGGCGATTATGATCGAGTACGGCAAATGACGATGGGGCTGTTCCTGTTGTGGGTGGCCATGGTCGTGAATGTACTGGTGTCGATATATGCGCGGTCAACGGAATTCGAAATCACAACCTATACCGGTGCAGCAGCGTCGCGCTACATCGCCATCATTGCTGCCGTGATGCAGGTCATGTCGCTCGATTACGGTTTCGCGCTCTTCCATGGCCGCGACAAGGTGTTGCTGTGGGCCAGCCTCGTTCTCGGCGCGGCGGTCGCAGTAACGACCATCGTCCTGCAAACGTCTTAGGACAACCAATGACCACGCCGCAGCCGAAGATCATCGCCATCGAACACCGCGCGCAGGTGCTGGCGCTGCGCGAGTGGTCGGTGGTCGTCCTCGCCCGCAACGGCGCGCTTAACGCGCGGCAGGTCGAGGCCGCATTTCGATTCGCCAATACCTTCAGGACCGCCAACACCGAGGCGGGCCGCGCCTTCCGCGAATACGTCGATGGCGGCGATAAAATTCCGCTCGCCGAAAAGCAGACCGACGCGCTCATAGACCTTCGGCGCTGCCGTGCGCTGCTGGGCCGCTCCGGTTATGAATTGATGAGCCAAATCGCTGGCTTAGGCCATGCCATCGGCGACCGCCACACCACCAGAAGGGCGCGCGATACCGCCGCCGACCGGTTGCGCATCCACCTCGACGAACTCGCCGACCTCTGGAACATTCCGGGAACATAACTGGAACAAAAGCTTGACCCTGCGCAGGGGTGATGTATCTTTCTGTTACTTCCAGAAATTGTGAAAGGTTCACCCCGATGGCTCGTTCGCCACGCGGGGCCGGGTCGCTTTTTGAGCGCGTTGCGTTCGACGAGCGGCTTCCGGCCGATGACGGCTATGGAAACACCATCGCCAACTGGCAGGAACAGTTCTGGCAACATGCCTCTCTTGTCCCCGTTCGCGGCAGCGAAACCGTTATGGCGGCGCAGCTTGAAGGCAAGGCCACGCTGATCCTGCAACTGCGCATTTCAGACGACGCCGAACGCATAACCACGTTCTGGCGGGCGCGGAATCTTCGTTCCGGCGTCCAATACAACATCCGACAGGTCACCAGGAATCCCGACCGCGCTCACATCGATCTGCTGTGTGAGTACGGCGTCGCCACCGGTTGAAAAGGAGATATCGCCATGTGGGTCCGCTTCGAGAAAGACTACCGCTTCAAGCCAACATCCCAGACGTCCCAGCATTACGTCGCTGGCACCGAGATGAACGTTCCGGAAGCCGTCGCTGTCGCCGCCATGAAGGCGGGTGCAGCCGTGGCCCTGAAGCGCGTCAACGGCAAGTCGGTCCCCAAGACGGACGAGAAGCCTGCCGAGGTGGCCACCAGTGGCTCGTAACGCGATCAAGGTCGATGCCAAGGTGGCGTTTGATGGCGTTATCAAGGCGCTTGAGGACATCGTCCCAGGAGTCACCAAGGAATTGGACGCGATCAAGCTGCAGCAGATGATGCGGCTGGCGTCGAAGGTGCAGTCGGTCGCGCCGCACAAGTCCGGCAGGTATTCCGCTGCAATCCGTGGTGCCTATCTGTCCGCCTATCCGGCTGCCGTTGCCAGAGCGCAGGCAGCCAAGACCGCGCCGACGACCGGCGCACGCCTGCCGACAAGCGGGTCCAACAGCGTCGATCCAACTGCGGTCGGCCTGTTCGCGCCGTACATCTGGGCGTGGCTTGAATTCGGCACCGTCAAGATGACCCGCAGGCCGCACATCTATCCGACCTATCGGGCATGGCGACCGCTGATGCGCCGGTCGATGACTGCTGTCGTCAATAAGGCGGTGAAGAAAGCCGTCGCCGATGGCAACGCTAAAACGGCTTCCGCAGCGGCATCGCAGAAAGTCGGTGTAGCGGCATGAGTCCAGAACTCGAACTGCAGGGGATGATCGTCCAGCGGCTTAGGTCCGATCCTGCTGTCGCGGCGCTGGTCAGCAGCCGGGTTTACGACCGGATACCGGCAGATGCGGCGTTTCCGTACATCTCCTATGCCGGTGCCGACGCGCTCACCGACGACTACGACTGCATCACCGGCTTCAACTTGGCCGTGCAGATCGACTGCTGGTCGCGCTCCGATGCCACCCCCGGCTTTCCGGAAGCGCACAAGATCGCCGACGCGGTCCGCGCTGCCCTGCTTTATGCAGCGCCGCCCGTCGAACTCACCGTCAACGCACTGGCCATTTTCAACCACCAGATGACCCGCGTTTTCCGCGATCCGGATGGGCTGACTTCC